TATCATTTGATATCTGGCAAATATGATTTCCACCTTTTCTAGTAAATGAATTTCTTAAAGCACCAGTAGCCTGTAATATAGGTTTACCACCATATAATTTAGCTTTTTGAAGTCTATACTGAGGACTCAACGGAACCCATCCACTACGACCTTCAAAACCACCTTCCGATCTAAAAACAGCAGATTGAGTTTTCCTAAAATCATCACCTATCTTTTCAAAGACAGGTCTAAAGTTTTTAAATCCTTTAGCTATACTTCCTAAATTACGTGTAACTTGGCTCATTCCACTTACTGTTATTTGTAACATAGTATCACCACTGTCTTTCGTTTAATTGCCAAATTGGGTCTGGTGCTTCATATTCACTATTACCATGTGATGTGAAAGAATATAGTCTATCAGTAGATTTCAATGTTGAATTCTCTAATGGTAAATCTCTAGTTAAAATATCTTTTAACTTCTGTTTAGCTGTATCACACCATCTTTGAACAATAGGACTAATTTCACCACTAGCCTGTAAAACTAATACATGTGCTATTTCACATGCAACCATTCTTGTTGCAATATATTTAAGTATTAATAAATCGTCTGAATCAGTTATAGGTAATTCATATACTCTTCCAACATAACCGTCTATAATTGCGTCTACTTCTGGTATAAAATAAGTGTTTACATCTGTTATAGTTACCTTAGAACTAGCTGAAAAACTAAACCATTTCAACAATCTATCTACTTCTTGATATGTCGTATATGCCATATTATTCTTTCACCTCCATTTTTTTTAATATTAATATTTAATCAACTTATACCATTGCAGAACCGTCACCAGCAGCAACATTACCAGTAGCATTTAATGCTTCCCACCAACAATGGAATACTATTTCACCATCTGTTGCAGCTTCACCAGTAATTTCATATCCTACATCTTCACTATTTACAACCTTATCAATTACAACACTAGAAGTATCATTTGTTACTTCTGTTGGTGTAGCATCAAACCATAATTCACCAGCAGCTAAATCATCCACTTCTGTTGCTGCAATAAATGCATTTGTAGTATTTTCAACACCTAATTGAATATTTGCAGTATTTCCACTAGTATCATCACCAGTTGTTGTAACTTCTGCAACTATTCTCATTCTCACAAGACCTGTTACTGTGAATAATTCATGTGTGGCAGCAGTATTCCATGTAGCACTAGTTAAATCCGCTGTTACTGTTAAATAATTAGCATTATTATAAGTAAGTGCATTTTTTCTAATTTCATCAATAATTGATAAATTAGTTGCTGGTTCTGCTCCACCTGTGCCATTTCTAAGAGCATCCCAAATATCTCTAAGTACTTCTACCATAGAAACATTGTTTGCTGGTGCTGCTGCTGCTGGAAATGTAGCTATACCAGCAGTACCAGAAAATTCCGCTTGTAATGCTGCTACTGCTGTGCTAACTGCTGAAACATCATCACCAGCTAAAGCAGCACCAGAACCACCAGAAAACTTACTTCCAGCACCTAAATCGAAACCTGAGTTAACTTCCCATTCTGAACCTGTAATAGTATCTACTACAGTTTTTGAGAAATCAGTTGTACCACTTACATAAAATTCGCAATTTTTTACAACTATGTTAGAACATGCAGCAGTTACAAACTCAACAACAGCAGTTAAAACTTTAGTCATAAATAAGCAATCTTGAATTAATGCATTTGCTACACCATTCATTGAAAATACGCAATCATTAGCATTACCACTAGTATAACCATTTTTAAAATGATTAAATGCTTTAAATCTATCACCAGTTATTGTGAAATCAGTAACAACTTCTTTATCAGTTACATCCCTTGTTTCACAACCAATTAAAGCACAATCCGCACCTGAAATTGTTGCATATGTAACAACTTGGTCTACTGCTGTAACAAACAATGCATTATAAATTTTAATATTAGCTGCTGAAATAGTCCATGTTGCACCAGTATGACCAAATGAAAATGTTGGTCTATCTGAACCTTGACCAAGACAAATTACTGTAACACCAGCTACATCAAATGTTGCTTTCGCTCCTGTTGTTGTATAAGATTCACTATGACCTTCTGCAACAATAATTACATCACCTTGATTAGCTGTACATTTATTAATTGCTTGATCTAATGTTGCTAAAGCTTGTGCCCATGATTTACCTGTATTACTTGAAGAACCTGAACCACTATCAACATAATAAGTAGTTCCTTGATTTGCTATAACTGCTTGATTACCTACTAATAAACTTTGTTTAACATTAAGTTTATCAAATGTTCCAACTCTACCATTATAAATAAAATCATTCATGCCCATATAATATAGACCTCCTTATATTTTATAAGGGAAACACTACCACTAATACAAGTGGTAGGACACTTATATTATTAATTAAGATATACAACCTTCTAATACATAACCCATATCAGAAGCAGTAACTTTACAATCAAAGTTCATGAAAGCCTCTATGATATCACTATGTACGTTTTCATCTCTCCATCTTCTAACACCACGCATTTGACCACCATCTCTACCCCATACAAAAGTATATAATGCAGATGGTTCTTCTATTGCTGGTGAATTAGTTACATGACCTAACCATACATCACCTGTCCAAATTCTTGAGAAAGAAGCAGTTTGACCTTGATTAGCTGTATTATATGATGCTCTACCGATCATAATATCATCTATTTCAAAGATTGCTTTTAAATCTTCAAGTCTTGCAACTCTAAAACTATCATTTGGTTTTCTTGCCAAAATTTGTGGATGATGTTTCAATTTCTTCCATACATCATTAGAAATTATCATCTTGTTAACTTTAGCACCAGTACCGTCTTCCACTGTATCAATAGCTGTTTCAATATCAGTGATAGGGTCTGAATTAACGTAATCATCCCATAGATTACTAGGTGTAGAAGAATTATCCCAGTTAGTAGTTGTCATACAAAGTGATTCAACTAATCTTTCAAGTTTCAAAAGAACCTTATTAGTTACAAAATTAGTTTTAGCAGTTTCAATTCTCAATACTGAATCTGCATTATCTCTAGTTTCATCTTCAAGAACTGTAGCGTCTGCTATTTCTTCACACATATAAGGAGTAGTTGAAACTCTAAATCCATGTCTAGTTGAAGCTGTACCCGGTGCTCTATATTCTGCTGTGTCTGTGAAATCATCAGCCTTATTGAATATATAATACTTATCACTTTGATTAGTAACAGGTACTAAAGGGGCAACGTTATCAGCTATATACATATGGTTTTTATATTTAATTGATATATTTGATAAAACTTGGTCAACATGTACACTATTAGTTGTTGGTCTCATTTATATTCACCTCTCTTTAAATTTTATTTATTATCCAGCTATATATGAAACTCCACCAGTTAACAATACTTTAATTTCATCATCTTGTGCTGTTGCTGCTTCTAAAGCAATAGCATTGTAAGTATTAGTATCTGCTGTAACTGCAACACCTCTACCCAATGCTTGAGAACCTATTTTATCACCCACAGATTGAGTTGTATGAGTGCATAAATTAGATATTCCCATAATCATTACATTTGCCATTTCTCCGTCTTCTGGGTCATTTTGAAGAATACCTAGAGGTACTTCACCATTACCACAAATAGCAACCGTTCCAGCAGATTCTAATTTTACAAATCTATATTGATATGAACTTAAATCACCATTAGCAGGATAAGTTTTGCTTAAAATATTATTTTGACCTGACATTATACACCTCTCCTTTCAGCATCAAACAATTTGAACAATTGAGGATTATTTCTTTCAACTGCTACAAGTGCTTGAGTATAATCTACTTTATTCTCACTCATATATTTAACAACTTCTTGTTCAAATAATTGAATATTAGTTGTTCCTTCACTTCCAGTAGATGAACCTTTTTCTGACAAATCAATAACTGGGTCAAGTACCTTAATCATTTCTTTAGTTGCTTCTGGGTCAACTTTGAAACTCTTTTCATAAACAGGTAACATTTTTTGAGTAAGTTTACCTTCTGATAAAGCAATAGAAGACACCTTTTCCCATTCTGCATTTAATAATTGAGATTCAATATTCTTAACTTTTTCAGATAATTTAATATTATCTTCTTCTACTGTAGATTTACTCTTAGTAGCTTCTGATAACTTAGTTGTCAAAGTTTCATTTTCTTTTTTCAACTCTTTATTATCATTAGTCAAAGTTTCCACAGATTTATTCAATTCATCCAACTTAACACTAGATTCTTGTAGCTTATTAACAGCTTCTATAATTTGTTCCTCTGTTGCTTTTTCATCTAGTTTTAAAACTTTCATTAACTCTGGATTCATATTATTCTCATCCTCCTTTTTATTTAATTCTATATATTCACAATGATTTGTGTTTATATCTTCTGATAACATAACAGGATTCATTCTTTTTATAAATGGTCTATTTGTCAATGAGCCACCAAATAAAACATTATTATGTATTTTACCTGTTTCTGCATCTTGATATACAAATTTAAACTCAGGTGAGAAATATTGATATATCTTATCTTTTAATTTCTCTTTACCTAATTTAGTCCAGTCAATCTCTGCCATTAATCGACCATTTTTCTTTTCTAATCTCTTAATCCATCCAGCGGCTTCTCCTTTATAACTAGATTCACCATGTTCTAAATCTATAGCAATATCTACACCTCTAACTCTATCATTAAAATTAATGATAATATTATCTAATGTATTATCAGTAATTTCTAAGTCACCATATTGAGGGTGTTTCCAGTTACCAGTTCTCATAATCTCTACTAGATTACTATTTTCAGATAAAGATACCAAATAATTAAAACCTTCACATGCTTTAATCCAGTTACCTTTATCATCTTTTTTAAACATCTTTTTAACTGCTGCCCATGCTGTCGCATTTGATTTTTCTTCATTACCATCATATTGTTTAAATGCACTATTAAAAGCACTTATGAAAATATCTTGAGCTTTACTTGGCAATTCTTTTATTTTTTCAGGCATATTCTTTTTAGTATAAGGCAATTTTACACCTCCTTATAATCTTTCTATATAAGAGTAATCAATATCATCATCATTAAATAATAAAAATGACTTACAATTTCCATCTAACCAATCGCCACCATCATCAATACGTCCACCAATACGCATAGCATCATTAGTCAATGCTACTGGTGTATTAACTGTAGTGATTGATTTTTGACTTCCATCTAAATTAATATCCCATTTAGGAGTAGCACTATCAAAAGTACATAATAATTTATGTATTGTATCAATTGGTACTGTACCAGATGCGTCAATCCATCCCGATCTATCACTACCAGTAGTATATATTGCTATAACTTCACCTGTTAAATATCCTGTAGTATTACCAAATCTCAAACCACCATAAGTACCTGTAATACTAAATGTTAAAGTATTTCCTGTTTGTTGACCTGTTAAAAGTTTTCTTGTTAAGAAATTAATATATATTCCTCTTATTGTTGATGTTCCTGTACTAGCAGTTAAATTATCATTAGTCCCATCAAAATCAATACCATTTTCAACAAATGTACCAGAATCACAAATTTTAGGTTGTTCATCTGTAGTAGCTTGTGTGAAATTATTATTATTAGTACTTTGATCGTACCATATAGTTACAAATCCATCACCACCACCACAAAAATCTTCTATAGCTGCTTTATCAACAAATGAACCACTAAAACCAATATCAGTTTCATTATCATCTGAACTTCTTCTAATTCTAATACATGCTCCTGTATACCATTTAGTTAATCTTGTTAAACTAACACCTATTGATAATTTAGAATAATAATTATCATAATCTAATATATATTTAACATCTTCTACTAATGATAAGTTACTAAATGCATTTTTAAGTATTACTACATATTTCATATAACCCTCAAAATATTCACCTAAAGCAGCACCCGAAATATATAATGGATAACTTGCATTATAATCAATAGCACCATTAACAACATTAGCAGTATATTCTATTAAATTCTTAATCCTTCTTGTTCTCGAATTACCTCTATCTCTTATCATTAACATTTCAACATGACTATTTACAATTGTTTTCATTAAAGGATTTGGAGTCAATCCACCATAACCAAATGAAGTACGAACTATATGCCAATAATGATCGTTAGTTGTCCTTGAACCTAAACTATATGAATAATCATTTCCAGCAATATTTTTAGTTAACATTCGTTTATTGCCAGAACTAGTTTGATAAACATAAGTATAAATAGTAAATAATTGCAATGTAGTATCATCTAAACCATCCGAATTACATGTAAATCCATCATTAGTACCATCAAAATTTAAACCCTTATCATTTAAAACACTAGATTCTACAATTTTAGGCATATTAGCTTTAGTGCTTTGTGTAAAATTATCATTTGGTCTAGCTTGATTTACTACTTCTGATACTAAACCATCACTACCATTTAACCAAATAAGAATTTTAGTAGATTTAATATTTCCTTTAAAATCACAACCAAACCATTTAACAGCATCATCACTATTTCTTAATACTTTAACAAGATTACCTCTATATTTACTAGTTAACCTTTTTAAAGGACTAAAAATAGTAGTAGCTTTTTTTGATACACCTTTTTTATCTAATTCACCATTGAAATGTAACTTTTTTATTCGTCTTGTAGAACGCATAATATCACGCTCCCACAGTTTCTAATTGAATATTAAAAACATCCTCTGCTGCTGGTGTAAAATTACCATTAGTTACTAATTGACCATATAAAGATGTAGAATCAGCAGCTAACTTACGTTTTATATTAATATTCTCAACCCACATAATTAATGTTGTTCCCAAATCTTCTGGTGTATTAAAATCAATTGAACCTAAGTACTTACCACCATCAGCTAATAATAATGTCCATGCTGAATTATCGGCTATTGCTGTTGGTGCTTCATCAAAAAGATGCAATGTAAAACTACTCATATTCGCTGGTACTGCCGATTTTTCAACTTCCAACTTAGCATCAGTTATATAAAAATGTCCATCATTGACACCAATTGGTAAGACACTAGTAAATTCTATATTAGTAGCTGGACTAGTACCAACAACATCACCAACCGCATATTGAGTCGTATTATCTGGTCTTGTGATCGTTGCTTTTGAACTTCCACAAATAGAACGTGAATAACTTCCGTCTATTCTTCTAACAGCGTCCATTTATTACTCCTTTCTTATTATTAAAATACATTAATAATAATCTTATATATTTTATTAATTTATAAATTGAGTAATAATATTTATTCGATATAATACCTTAATAGTATTATTTATTAGACAAGTACTAATTATTTAAATTTCATATACCGTACTTTGTGTATCGGCTTTTTTATGACATTTAAATAACTTTATTATTTAATAATTATACTAATTAATTACCTTATCGTCAATATTCAATACCCAAATGTTAATATCTATTTGATATTTTAATTACATTATCGACAATTAAATCAAATTTATTTATACCATCTTTATTATTTAATTGTTGATTTAAAAAATTATTTTTTAATTTACTACTAACATCTGATGCTTTTAATGATGCTCTAATATATAAATTATTTGATTCATCTAACTTAATACTTTTCATATAATCAAATATACATTGTGTTAATTCTTTTATATATCTAGGTTTAATAGTACACCATTTAGAAGTATCAAGTTTAATTACTTTCTCATTCATATCATGTAATTGTTTCATCATAATATCTTTAATATTATTACATTTAAATAAATTTATATTATAATTTTCACTCATTTTCTTAGTATTACTTAAGTTATTATCTTTAATCTTATTTTTATAAGTTGCATTATTAGCTATATTTTCATTCTCTGTAGAACCTTTTTCATCATCTGATTTTATGTCTTCTTCTGCTTTTTCCTCATTAGCTTCACTTTCATTTTCTTCATTATCCATATTTTCTTGATCTGGATTTTCCATTGGATTATATATTTCTTCTTCCTCTTTTTTATCTGGTAAATCTAGCATATCTCTAACCCAAGTTTCTAAATCTTCATCTGGTACAACTAATTTACCATCAGTTAATGTTTTAAGTACATTTATTAATCTTCCAGAATTCAAAGGTTTAAATGTTAACTTAGGGTATAAATCAGAAGAATAATTATGATTAACTAATTCAGGTATAGCATGTGAATTGACAATATTACAAATGTTTTTTGCTGCTGCTTCTAGCATCATTAAGAACATTTGTGATTGATCGTAAGATAAAGCAAAACTTCCACTATTAGAACCTAAATCCATAAATTGAGCTAATATAGACTTACTTATAAGTCTATCTTGATATTCTATATATGGTAATACATCTATAAGTGTTCTTTTGCCCTCAAACATTTCTAATACAAAATCATTTGGCATTGTTACACCGCCAAATTCAGACGATCTAAGGTCGGTCACTATCTCTTTAGCTAAATCAAAATCATTTTGAGTATAATTTTCTGGTAAATTTAAAACAGGTGTTCCAACTAAATTACGCTCAACACCTACATTTAAAATCTTATATAGAAAATCTTTTATTGACCAATGTTTATAAGCCGATCTTAGTGCCGATATACCTTCAATATTTCCTTGTTGTTTATCATGAGTAAATATCAAAAGTTTATTTATACCTATATCTATTCTCTTAAAACCTTGATTGACTAAAGTTTGTGTTATACCTTTAACATCACCAACACTATCATATAAAAAATCATAAATCGTTGATTGTGGTCTGACAGCAAACTTTTTCCATTTAAGATTACCTTCTTTTACCTCAAATACTTTTTCAAATATTGAATGTCCAAATTGAAACATAGTACATATATTTTTTAAAAATTCGTCAAAACCATTTAAAATACCATTCGGATAATCACCAAATAAACAATCACTTACAAAATCAGATATCTCTTTTGCTTTTGATGAATTATCACATGGTTTGATAAACCACTGTGTCGATCTTATAGGAAGTTCTAACATTAAAAGAATTGCTTTTATCTGTGAATCTGATCTTCCCATTCTTTCATATATAGGAATATTAGAAGGATGCTTTAATGATGATAAATATTCGTCAGTATCTAATGTATATTGATACATTGATCTTCTAGACCTACCTGTTGAACCCAATTCTCTACGTTGTGTCATCAAATATACTCCTTTCTACATTTATTGATTTATACATTACCAATTATCATTAAATATTATCGAATATTATCAATCATTATCAATTAATATACTTATAAGTTTCAAACTCATAAGTTTATTCTTACAAGTATTATACTCACGAGTATACTACTTTAAAGTATATTATTATCATGGATATCTAGTACTATTGGTATTAGTACTTTTAGCTTTACTTTTACTCTTAGTATTCACTGTATATTTCTTTTGATAAAGATTGAACATTTCAATAATAATATCGTTTTTTGCTTCTTGTAATATATTAGTTAAATTCTTGTTTTTGTCGATATATTGAATACTATTAATTATATCATCAATTTTAAGTAATTTCTCACCTGTATCTATAATATCTAGTGCTTTTTGTAAATTCATTTTATTCTTTTACTCCTTATAATTTATTCGTTATATTCGTCATTTGATTTAATTTCATTAGATTTATCAATTACATCTAATAAAATTGGTTTTTCAATTACATCTAATAAAATTGGTTTTTCAATTTCAATGTTAACCAATGGACAATATTTATATCTTTCTTTTTTATACCTTAATATCTTAAATGATAATTTGCACATTTTATCGAATAATTCACAATCATTACAAGACTTAGGTAATTCTTTCATATTTGTTTTAAATGCGATCATATTTATACTTCCTTTCTTTAATCAATATCTTTTAATACATCTTTAATTTCATTATGTATATTTGCCAATTCATGTAATAATTCTAATATTTTATCTAATGATTTAAATGGTTTTTCATAAGTACCATCACCATTCAAATCATCACCTAATTCACTATCTACCCAATAACCATCATATACACCATAAATAGTACCCTCTTTATTAAATGTTCTCATATTATCACCACACATTGTGTATTCTTGGACGTTTAAAAACATTAATGTCTGATACTGAGCCACAACCTTTTATCATTGCTACACATACAGTACAAGCATCAAGGATATTAGGAGACTTACCGCCCGGTTCAAATTCAATAAATTCATCTATAAAATCATTATGTGACCTTTTTATCCAAAATCTTTTTGTTTCCGAATAAACACCAAATGATTCTATCTTAGCAGCCTTTGAGCTACCACCAGTTTTTACACCCTCAATCGGTGGTAATGATTCTAATAAAAAAGCAGATTGAGCTAATGCCTTTTGATATGCTGCTAATTCTATTCCTATCTTCTTAACATTTCCACCACTATCTTGATACTTAAGATAATATTTATCTATTATCTTTAATTGCTCTGGAAATGTTAAATAATCTGTGTAATATTCCCATAAAAACATTAATTTAGATATCTTATCAAAACCTACAACAGCTAAAGCAAATTTATCTAATTGTTTTTTCTCTGCTGTTTCTTTATCATCTGCTATAGCAGGGTCAACACCAATATAACATTGTACATCTTCTGAAAACATATTAAAATTATATTGCTCTGTCTCACCATAATAATTTAACCAATCAGCATCTAATGTTTTATTCTGAGTCGCTGTTCTATCATTTTGTATTGTCTTATTCCAAGCAAGTGTTCCTATTGCTTTTTTCTTATCTAAAAGTCTCTTAACCGACCATTTTTCTTCCCATAGTGGAATATTATTTACTTTATCTAACCCTTTTAAATTTATATATTTATAAGTATCATTTTCTGATAAAGTACATAATAAATCTTTGTTATGCTGTAGTGTACCTAATATAATCTTACGTCCACCCTCAATTACCCTTGAGTCAACTATTTCATTCCACCAATTAAATGTTTTTTGTCTTTGAGCTTCACTAGCTGTATTATCTAAATCACATATATCATCTGCTATAACCCATTCAAATCTAGCACCAAGTATCGCGTTACCAGTACCCTTAGCCACAATAGAACTGTCCTTAGATTGCTTATCTTTATCACGAACCACCATTATCTCAGATTCAGACCATTTAGACTTATAATCTGGCATTAATTCAGGAAAATCTTTATTTAATCGCTCATTATACTCTATGTGCCATTTGATAGCAGATAAAAAACCATATGCCTGTGTAGCAGTATTTGAAATAATTGCTCCATGTGTATTACGATCATTAATTAAAAACCACAGAGGAAGAACCAAGCTGAACCATGTTGATTTAGCGTGTTCTATAGGTACATGGATAATTATGGAATTAGATGTTAACGCTTCATATAACATATAATATTGATGTTTAGCTGTATTAGTATTCCATAATCTGATATAAGGTTTTATATATTGTTCTCCAAATATGCAAGGGTTAGAAAGAGCGTATTGTCTACGCTCTGATTTACTAGCGTTCCAAAATATATCTCTAACTGCGTTAGTTTCTACTTCCCACTGCTTGTTGTATTCTGTCGGATAAGGATACAATTTTTTCTTTTCTACTTGAGTCAATTTCTAACAACTCCATTCCATCAACTTCTTTATCTTCCTCTTTTGTTTTAGATGTATCTTTAGGTTTCTTATTCAATTCAGTTATAGAATCTAAAGTCATACTTAAAGAATTTGATAATAACTTAATACTCTGTGGCACACCTTGTTTGATCTCTTTATTGAACCTACCAATTAAAAGAGGTAAAGTCTCATTTACTAAACTCTTAGAAATAGACAATTTTTCATCATCTAAATTATCAGACTCTAGTAACATATCATCCTCAACCTTTTTAATAAGTTTAACCTTGTCATTCATTTTTAAATCATCTAAATCTACATCTTTCAAAGATTCTCTAATTGATTTAAACATTGACTTAGTTAAAATATCCTCTAATAGTAACTCAAGATATTCAGCATGTGATCTAATAATAAAATTAAAATTCTCTCTATCATCTTCATCATAGATAGGATGCTTTTTTAAAATATAGTCTGTTATAGATTCAATAGAATCACCTCTAATAATCTTCTTATTAACAAATTCTTTTATCTTGCTTGTAAATGCACATATAGGACACTTTGCCCTATGAATTCTTACCCTG